GAAAATATGCAAAATCTGGTCAGCGGGAACTCTGATACTTTGCAGTTTGCTTCTGCCTATAAAGCTGTCACCTGGATGTTCCTGCCAAAGCCAATAAGCAACCCTGCGGTTATTTTTATCAAACTCAATGCCTTGATTGATGTAATTGCCGTTATTACCAAAAGAGGATTTGGAAGTATCGAGAAAATCAGCTTCCAGCACTTGCAGCTTCAGCGGAATTGCAGAATCGTTGTAATTCACATCACGAAAGCGAACGAAACATTCTCCGCTTTCAAAAATGCTTCTGCCAACAAGTGCCTGTATTCCGCAAAAATCCAAATCCTGCTCAATATCACAAACCTGCGTCCAGTCTTCCCAAGCTCGCATGATTTGTTTGTTAAGGCGGTCTGAGCCTGTTTTGGCTTGCGCAATAATTCCTGTGCCAATCGCATTGCCAACAAACACTTCAATTGCTTTGTTGCCGTAGCAATTATTGCGAACTAAATCACGAGCGCGGTCGCGAAGCCTACTTCCAGCAGCACCAATTTCGGCATTGGCTGATGAACCAGTTGTTACCCAGTCATCAATCCTTCTGCCAGTTTTTGCGCCATCAAAACCCCGCGCTATAATGTCTAGCGCAAGGCGAGCTTGTTTGCGCTTTACTCCTGCGACAGGAGAAAAGACACTGATTAAATCATCTATCCACATATTAGTCCTTTATGAATGAGGCGAAACTCGCCCTTGATTTTGGGGTTGGTGAATTTGCGCTCAAGCCATCACGAATAAGGTCGCGAGCCTTAATCATGTCGGCGGTTGACTGGTAGCGGACGGATTTTTCGCCGTAGCGAACTTCCAGAGTGCCTGAAGCGATTGCCGCTTCCAGAGCGTCAAGTTGGGATTGTGTAAATGCCATATTGTTTCCGTTAAGTTTTGAGCCAGTTATCCATTCGTGGAATCCACGGCTTATTTGTGGATTCTGTTTTTGGTATTTCTGGTGCTGGTTTTGGAAGGCTCGCCATATCTCTGGCTAGGCTTTCCAAATCAGCGTTAAGAAGTTTCAGGGCTGCAAGTGCGTAAACATTGCAGTCTAAAACCTCGTTTCTCGCTCTGATTTTTATCCACTCGCGCTTCGCCGCACCTTTGTTGAAGGTGGTAACTTGCTTTTCCGCTGTGAGCTGAAGGAAATATTCCTTATCTCGGTCAAACGGAAAGTGATAATAGCCATAGCTCGGCTCAGTAATTTTGAGCCGTGAGAAAATCACTTCTTTTGCGGTGTCTGTTCCAATTGGATAGAGCCGCAATTTATAGCGGTTGCTTCTGCTTGGTCTGCCCACCAGCGGCTTGCCAGTTTGACTAACCCCTTTAATTGCAAAAACACCTCGTAAAGCTCTATCCGCACAAAACTGGTAAACGGCTTGCGTGTGATGACCGCCAGAGTCAACGCAGGTGCAAGCAATGTTCAATGACAATCCAGTTTTGCTTTTGATTGGCTTAAGCAGGAATTTATCCAGCTCTTGCCAAACATTTTCTTGGGCTGGGTCGCCATAAAAAACCCGATAATCCAACGACCAGCTTTCTTCGCCAATTCCCCAACCTTTAACTTCAATCTCTAAGCGGTCGCCTTGAACATCCACCCCAGCGGTTACAAGCACCACTTGTTCTGGAGCTTCCAAGCCCCAGCTTTCCTTACGAGCCATCAAGGAATCAGCTTCAATAACTTCGCCAGCTTCTTCCCATGTTTCGCCAAGTGATGTGTTCACCCAAGTTTTTAGAGTTTCAGGCAGCTTTTTTGCCCTTAAAAACTCTGTAACCATTTGGGCAAAGCTAACCCAAGGAGAGTAAAGCTCACTTAAGTGAAAGCCAGCAATGCCGCTAAAATTATTCTCGGCAATCCATTTTCCCTTTTTCAAAATATCGGACTTGTCTGAGTCTAGTATGGTGCAAGCACAGTGTTCGCACTGGTATTGCACAGTGCTAACACGGTGTTTTTCATCGCCTTGTTTTGTTTCGTCTTTCTTCCACTTTACTTGCGACCACTTCAGGGTTTGAAACTCGCCACAATGAGGGCAAGGAACATAAAACCTTCTTTTGTCGCTTTGCTCAAACGCTGCTTCAATGCGGCTCGCACCTTTGATGGTGGGAGTTGATGTCAGCACCAGCTTTCTATTCCAGAAAGTTGTGGAGCGTTTTTTCGCAAGGTTTACAGGGTCGCCTTCCGTTCCTGCCGAAACAGGGTATCTATCCACTTCATCGCACAGAACGATTCTGATCGGGCGGCTGGCAAGTGAAGCTGGTGAGTTCGCGCCAGCCATCGTGATGTGCCCACCAGGAAAGCGTTTATGTAAAAGTGTGTTGCCGCTATCACGGCTGCGCGGGTCTTTAACCAACCCATGCAAAACCTTAGTATCTCTAAGCATTGGCGCAAAGCGGTCTTTGCTCCAAGCCTCTGCCATATCCAGCGTTGGCTGTAAAAGCAGTATCGGCGCAGGGTCTAAGTGAACATGAAATCCTATTATGTTGTTTATAATCTCAGTTTTACCAACCTGAGCCGAAGACATAATGACAACCGTATCAATGTGCGGGTCATTAATGCTATCCATCATCTCCCTTTGATAAGGGGCGCGGTCAGTATGCCATTTTCCTGCTTCTGCGCTCGCTTCACTACTCAGCTGCCTGAAGCTGTCCGCCCATTGGCTGATTTTCAGCTGGGGCGGCGGTGCTAGGAGTCTGATTGTTTTCTGAACCAGAATTCTGATTGCTTTGTGTTGAGTCATAGAGGAGCAGCTCTGTTAATGCTTCAACAACCAGCTGCTTCAGTGCCTCTTCAACATCATGAAAATCCTTTTTTCCAATTACGCTGTGCGCGGCTCTTGTAGGTAATGACATTAACTTTGCTTTGAAGGCTGTGACCATTGAAGCCCATTCAATTTCAACTTCGACTTTAGGAAGCAATTCACCATTCAGAGCTTTCACCTCCAGTTCGGTTTTATCTGCCTGTGCTTTTAGTAACCTCGCTCTTTCTTGGTGTGCATCAATTGTGATTATATCTTTGCCAAAGGCGCGTTCTTGCAGGAATTTGATATAGCCGCGCACACAGCCGACCAGCTCATATTTTCCCTTCTCAGCCTTGGGGATTATCCCATCTTTTGCCATCTGCTGCACTCTGCGCTCAGACAAGCCGAATAGCTTGGCGATAACGCCAACTTTGTATAATGGTTCTGACATAAATTTACTTCGTAATTATCCAACCAGCGAAATCACCAAACCGAAACCACATAGTGGCTTCATCACCTAGCATTGCTGGGTCAAGAGGTCGTTGAACGCCTGATAAACTTAACTCTTTTGCAATAACACTTTCTGCATCAACGCCAGCCGCAACCTTGCCAGCCAGCGTTAATCTCCAGAAGACAGTTGCCTCATATCCTGAAGCGGCTTCGCATTTATCAACGATGATGAGCGCACCACCTTTCTTAATCAGAGATTTCAGATTGTTGATAAAATCTTGCCGCTTTTCTATTGGCATGAACATCAGCAACAAATTGCAGACAGCCAAATCAAAAGGCTGAAAGCGATAATCCAACGCGTCAATGTGAACCAACTCGCCAGAGGCTTGGTATTGCGCACACATTTCCGCGCTGGACTCTATGCCAACTAGCTGGGCTTTGCGCTCCTTCAGCGTTTCGGCGATAGCTCTTCCGACATTGCCAGTAGATGCTCCAATGTCATAAACCAGTCCATTTTTGGGGATAAAGTGCCGCGCAATATGCGCAATTGCACCTGTAACCATATCATACCAAGGCAGCTGTTCGCGCACATGGGTATCGAAACTTGAGGCCACCGAAGTGTTCTCAAATGTCCATTCACGAGGTATTTTCATAATTTTATATCGGTAAGGTTTGCCACTCATTCCCAGCTTCAATCTGGATAGAGCGGATTTGATGGCGTTCATACATTGCGCGAGTGCGAGGGTTGCTCTCAATCGCGAGATAGTCTGTTTTGCCATGTTTCGGGATAACATATTTTTTCAGCATCACTTCTTTTGCGACTGGCGGGGCAAGCCTATACACATTGAAGTATGATTCTTGAGGTAGCCAACCAGTCTTTTGCTCGATACTTTCAAGCGTTGCCTTCTGATGAATTGCAGGGCGAGCGGTTAGCATTATGACATGATGGGGTTTGATTAACTCCACCAACCATTGCCGATAACGCTCAGCTTGAATTTGCCTTGTGAAAGGGGTTAGTTTTTCCTCGCTGTTTTCCACCAGCGTGTAATTCAGATCCAATAAAATAATCATAATTCTATTCCTAGTCGTTCGGAAAATGCTTGCCTAGCCTTGGTTACACGCTCCATCCGACTTCCATCAGGATAAGGTAAATTGAACTCAAAATCGAGAGCTCTTTTTAACTTTTCTGCGTCAACGGGCTTTGCTTTCACAGCTATGGCTTGCACATTACTGTTGCTTTCGGTGATGTTCACAACTTCAAAGAATTCTTTGAAAAGCTCGTAGAATTCTTCTTGGCTATGATACTTCTGAACCTTCGGACTGCTGCCAATATCACCAAGCGTGATTCCAGCTTCGTATTCCAGAAGGAATGTCCTGCCAGTTGATTGCCGCTGGTTCAAAGAATTGTAACCTTTGATTTGCCGAATGTTGATGTGGTTAATACTGGAAGCAACCGCATACAATTTAGTTTGTGCGCTACAAAGTGCTGCGCATATACAGGCTATATGCTTTCTATCTTCCGCGAACGGAACGCTATTTAAAACGCTAGAAATGAATATTGAGGTGAAAGGAACTTTTTTTGTTCCAACATCTTCCAGAAATTCATCAATCAGCTTCAAACTTACGCTTTTGTCAATTTCCTCTGATTCATTCACTCGGTATGGTTCAAATGCGGTTACATTCACACCAATGGAACGCAGGATTTGTGTTTCGTGTAAGTGTCCAGCACCGAAATCTAAAACAGATTTTCCGTGTTCTTTTACCCATTTTTCGCGGTTTTTTGCCTCAGTTACATCAAAATCCTTTGATGTGCTATTGCCAGCCACCGCAAATATAAACCCGCGCCCCAAATCTTGGCGCACACGGCGCAAACGGCGGAATGAGTTATAACGAAGCAAATCCTTGTAGCGGTTATGAATATCAAAATCCATTGAGAGCAAGTTCAGCATCGCATCAGCCAACTTGCCTTCGTCTTCGCTCACGAAAACCACCGCAACCTCTTTTCGCTTACTTTCGGCGAGCATTTGTAATCTGCCTATGCCGTTTACTACCTTCAGCTCTTTTGTCGCCACAATCGGCATTAAAACGCCTTTGAGGTAAAGCGTCTTGGAGATGCTTGCCGCGTATTGAATCCACCTGCCAGCATTTGCCTTCAGGAGCGGTGCGGTTGCCATCATCTGAGCTTTAAGGCATGGATAAAACTCTGGAGTGTCTGGAGTTTTATCAGGAATTGCTTCCGACAAAGCCTTAATATCAACCCGCTTCAAAGCATCGGTGATATTTTCGGGCGTGTCTTTCGGTTTCAAATCATTAGTGGCACGATTAAACGCCACATTCACCGCCTTGCGCTCTGCCAAGTCCATCGGTTTCGTAAAAACCACAGGCACTTGTTTAACGCCAAGCCGCTGCGCCACATGATGCCGCTGGTGTCCTGAAATGATTTCGCCATCTGGTGTTGCGTATATCGGCAACAAGAAGCCCAGCTTCTTAAGCGAAATCTCAATCAGGTCTAACCTTCGCGGGTCTGCGGTGCGCGGGTTATAAGTTGAGGGGTTCAAGCTATCAATATCAACAAGTTTCATAAGCCAAGCCTGTGTTTAAGTTCGTTTGTGATTGATTCTTTGTCAAAACCAACCGCCTGTTTTATTTCTTCAATCCATTCCAGATATTCTTCGCGCTCAATCATGAAGCTGTAAGGACCAATGGTTGCTTTCGTGTCGGCTTCATCAATTGGCTTTTCGCCGCCATCTTCTGTGCCGTCATTAAGCAAGCCTTCTAAACCGTGTTTCAGTTCTTCCAGTTCGGCGGATTCAAAACCCAGAATGCTGTTATCAAAATTAAGGCTTTCCAGTTCGCCAATTTCCAGAGTCAGAAGTTCTTTGTCCCACTCGGCTTCTTCGCCAGTTCGGTTGTCAGCAATTCGGTATGCTTGCACCTGCGCAGGGGTTAAGCCCTCCGCAACATGGACAGGCACTTTCTTCAAGCCCAATTTCTGCGAAGCGAGGTAGCGAACATGACCTGCGATAATCACCATTTCGCTATCCACAACTATCGGCTGGCGGAATCCGAACTCCTTTATTGATGCCGCGACTTTATCCACAGCATGCACAGTTATCCTAGGGTTGCGAGCGTATGGGATAACTTTTTCTATCTCAATTATATCTACTTTCATGACTTCTCCTTTGGGTTAAAAAACGAAACGAAATGGCTTTTGGAACTCTGTGCCTAGCGAAATGGCGCGCCACGCGCCCCCGTATAGCTTCGGCTCAGGAAGGACCCTGTTTTTTCCAAGCACATCAAAAGACCATTGATTGCATGGTGCAGTATGTTATCCGATTAAGGATTAACCACCTGTAATAACAAGGAAAACAGATGATAGAACAAGAACAAAACAACACCAAGATTGCCGCGCTAAACGACCGCTTTCGCCGTAGTTTTATCGGCGGTCAGGTCATGACCACCGCTGGAATCAGTGAGCTTCCAGTCGAAATAAAAGCAAAAATCTTCGGTTTAGTGCAGAGTTATGACCGATTCACACCTGATAACGACACATACGGTGAGCATGACTTCGGCGAAATCACCATCAACACCAACCAGAAGATATTCTGGAAGATTGATTACTATGACAAGACAATGGAGTTCGGTTCAGAAAACCCAGCCGACCCATCAGTTACCACCCGCGTTCTAACAATCATGTTCGCTGACGAGTATTAAATCTCAGTAATTACTGGCGGGTTCTAGGATCTAG